CCTGGTATAGTTCATCCTGTGTCATCTTAACCACCATTCCTTATAATCCGTTTGATTTCATCATCAAGGTTCGCGGCGTGCTTATCGTATGCTGGTCTTAGATGTGGAAAAGCCTGAACACGTCCGCCGTTGACTTTTGCGTGTCCGAATTCCAGCAAATGAACGCGACGGTAGTGTTTTTTATTCCACACAATGCGTTTGGTTGTGCCGTATCCGTCCTCTTTCGTGATGCCAAATGACTGCGCATATTCGCCCGTTCGTTTCGGAGCGAGCGCTTTGGTTTCTTGTAATACTTTCCGTGCAGTCTTGTCTACTGTTTTCCGAACACCTTCATCCACATCGTCCGTGTATTCTTTGACTGCCGAAACTAATTCGTCGGCTAGGTGATCGATTGTAATATTAGCCATCTGCCGCCACCCTTTCGCATATGATTCGCGTTTTTTCTCCGCGCGTTTCCGAACGGATAATTCGGTAGATAATCCCGTTGTGTTTCAATTTTTCCTCGTTGTTATATTCAAATGAATAGACTTCAAATGATTTTGACGGACGTAATCCTGTCAAGGCCGCGTTGTAATATTCATTAGATGAAACAGAAAACTCATTGGCATATACTTTTCGTTCGGTGTCTTGTTCAATTTGATTCCCGATTTCATCTTCAATTATTTGAGTAGAAATAAGATAGATAACTTCATGATGTCGCAGTTTCATCCACCACCCGATAGTCATATGACAAACTCAAATGTTGTTTCAGCATGTCATATGATTGTTGGAATCGCTCTGCTTCTGGATTGTCGTAGCCGAAGTTAGCTTTGCAATAGGTGATAATGGCACGACGAATTAACGGATCGTCTTCGTTAATGATGTCAACGCCCGCAATGGAAAGGTCACTCTTTGCTGCATTAATTAAATCTTGAATTTCTTCGTCAAAATCAATAACAGTAACACGTAAAGCCAACTTTACGGATTCCAACATGGTTATTCACCTACTTTACCGCTGTAAGGTAGCAATACCACTTTCACGCCGCTCTGTTCTTGTTCATAACGCAATCGTTTTGAAAGTTCCATATGCTCCTCAAATGTCATTGACCGTGTCGCTTGAAACACAATTGTTTTTTCTGCAGTTTCCTTCACCATTTTCGCTTCATCATTGGTCTTTTTCTTTGTCGCCAATCCTGCTCACCTCCAAAAGAAAAGACGGGAAAGAATCCCGTCTCATTAAACTTGAACTTTTTTACGAATATAAGCAAATGCTTTTTCCGTTAGTGGTGCTCCGTCCACAATAGCATATGCCATGTAGTCTGTATAACGTTGTTTTACATGGTCTTCTGTATAGATAGTCATGTTTTCGTTGACGTTCATGGCGTAACCGCGTGCAACGTTACCAAATAAGATAGCGTCATCAGCTACTGAATCTTCTTCTTTTACCGGTAAACCGAAGATACGGCCGACACCGCCGTCTGTTGTCACGTCCGGAATGAACAACGGACGACCTTGATTATCTTTAATGAGCGCTAACTTATTCCAAATAGTTGTACTTGTTGCATAAATGGCGGCACCGTTTTTGTAAGTAGACTTGATTAATCCCATAGCTTTTGCAAGCTTGTCATAATCTAAATCATCAGCGTCATCGTATTCGATAATTTGTGGAGTTCCTTGTTCTGCTACAAGTGCAGTCACAATACCTTTCGGTTGCGGTTTGAATGTGTCGCCTGCTCCTGGTTTACCTAAACCGCTGACGATTGCTTTCGCAAGCGCTGCACCCATTTTTTCAGCGAGAAGACTTGTGATGTATGGAATGAAAGCGTCAATGGACATTTTGCGAAGTTTCCAGCTAATCGGAATGGATTTTGCAAGCTCACAACCTGTTAAATTCAATTCTCCAAATCCGAATTCGCCGTCAGCTACCGCTGTTTCTTCATCATACCATGCCGCATCGTCGCCAGCATTTGTTTCCTTAATAATTGTCAAATCACCTGGAACAAATGTCATGCGAACGTCACCAAGAATCGGGAATAATTCACCCGCTTCTTTCCAAATTCCTTCGCGAACCGTTTCAGGAATCAAAACGGCGTGTGTTGCCGCTGTTTGTGTTTCGTTACGAATGTCCGCATTAAATTTGTCAAACACAATTTTTTCTTGCTCCGCTAATGGTTGTCCCATCATTTCTTTTGCCCATGCGTCAAGATAAACTTGTTTCTCATCTTTCACTTCAACGTGCTTTGTAGAAGCAACAACGCCATTGTCTTGAGTAGTCATATCCATAGCAATATCTACAGTTACTTTATCTTTTAATGCGTTCATATTAGCTTGTGCTTTCGCAAATGCTTCGAATTGCTCGTCTAAATCCTTAATTTCTTTTTCCTTCGCTTTGAATTCTTCAACTTTCCCCTCGTTTAACGCTTTTTCCGCCGCTTCTAATAATGCCTTACGTTTTGCAAGATATTCTTTTTTATTCATTAATCATTCCTCCTTTGAGTTTCAAAAAATTAAGCCTTGCTTGATATTCAGCAAGACTTTGTTCTTTCGCTTTTTTTAATTGCTGTGGCGCGTTCTGGAATTTATCCAGCATTTCACCGCTATATGCCACCGCTTCGATGGCTTGTCCTACTTCAACGTCGAAGTATTTTGCCGCTTCCTCGCCTGTCATCCATGTTTCCTGCTCCATCATTTCCTTGATAGTTTCAATATCAATACCATCGACAAGGTGTTCATTATAGACATTGAGGATACCTTCTTCTACCGTGTCTAATGTGTCGGCCATATCTCGTAATTCATTAGCGTTGCCAATGGCCATCATCCAAGGTTTATGAATCATGAAATAAGCATTGGCAGGAATAATAATTTTATCGCCAGCTAATGCAATCACTGACGCGATAGAGGCCGCTAAACCATCGACATATACAGTTTTAAAGCCTTCGTGACGTTTCAGCATGTTGTAAATCGCCATACCAGCGAATACGGATCCACCACCACTATTAATGTAGATATTAAGATTTTTTCCTTTCGCTTCATTCAAGAAATCACGTACTGCACTAGGGTATTGGTCGGTATCATCCCAAGCACCCCACCAACTAGAAACGATATCGCCGTAGAAATATAAATCAGCGCTCGTTTCGGTGAAGTTTTTAACTTGCAGTAGGTTTGATAGATTGTCCTTCGCCTTGCCCTTCATCCATCCCCTCACCTCCTTCCGTTGTCGATACGGTTGCAGTATCCAAGCGACGAATCGGCACATCCCCGCCTTCGATTGGTCCCATATTAAGGATTTGTCTCCATTCGTTAGGTGTCATGGCTCCGCGGTCAACCATCTGAACAAGTGAGAGTTTTGTTTGCATACTTGCATATTGAAGGTTGGACGCTTCGAAAATGATTTTATTTCCGAAACTTCTTTCCTTTCGACTAAATAACTTTCTCGTGAACTCATAACTCATCTGTATTGCGATAGGCTCAATTGTCGCCTCATAATAGGACACCCATTCATCCTCCGTAAACTTCGATTGTACGATATTTTCGTTCGTATTAAAAAAACTAAATACCCGTTGTAGTGTTTTATTCATCTGCTTTTCATCAGGTACGTAGCTTTGTGGTTTAACTTGTTCAATATCGTATCTTGCATCCGCTGCCGCTGCTCCGCCCGATTCACTATCAATCGACAAATAGTTACGGACGAACTCATCAACATTCTTTTTCACATCTTCCGGCCGTAATACTTGTTTGAATTTTAACAGCCACTTGATAACATTACTGTTTCTGATCGCCTTCACAATTCCTTGGTCGGTTGTATTAATAATCTCCATTAGCGATGTAATTGCTTCGGCTGGACTGTCCCCAAAAATATCGTTTTGGTGGAAGTCTTGACGCAAGTGAATAACATCTCTGTAAGGAAACTGCATCATTTTTCCGTTTCGCAACGCGAATTTCAGATACAATTCACCGGATTTGTCATAAACAGCTTCCACTGATACACAAGGAATCGGATAAATTTGCGATGGATAGCCGAATTGGTCACGCACAATCAACGCAAAAGCATTATTATTCAGTAACAATTGCGTAACTAATTTCTCCTGTAGCATTTGACCACTCATAAACGGGTTTGGCTCCTCAAGCAAGAACCTCATGTAAGGTTCCGGATTGATTTTTATGCCGTCAGGACCTTCTCTGACATGTTTAGCAACCAATTTACCGATTGCACGGGCTGTTGGGCGAATGGCCGAACGAACAATGTCCGACTTATACAGTTCGCCATGCCACGAATAGAACCCGTTACCACGTTCAGTGATTAGTTCAAATTTCATACCAGATTGTTCAGTTGCTTTGTTCCCAAACCATCTGCTCCAAAATGCCACGCGCTCACCTCCTTTAAATCATGTTTAGATAGTCATTCAACTTCTGATCTAAAACGACGTATGCGTCCAGCATCGCCGCCAGACCATCTACACGACGTCGTTGATTTTTACCTTTAGAAGGTTGTATATTCCCATTTTTATCAATTTCGATACTTGTGTTTGATAAACACCACTTCGTTATTGGGTTATTGTTATACACTATTTTTTTTGCCTCTAAATCCGCGCCAAGTTTTTTCATCGGCGCCGACAATGTCTTTTTGCCCTGGATAACTGGAATCATCGCTTCTTTCCCAAAGTATCCTTCCATTTCTTCAACCCAGTATTTTGCGCTCCAACTGTCATAACCAATCCAAGGGAGATATACACCTTTTTCGTTCAATAACTCCAAGAACCACTCTGTCACATATTTCGGATGAACACTGTTGCCAGGACACGTCCGGAGCAACCCCTGTTCATTCCATATGTCATATGGTATTTTATCTTCTTTAGCTCGTTGCTCTAAAAGGTCCTCTGGCAACCAATACATATGTTCAAAATAGATTTTGTCGCTACCTGGAACCATAAACAAAACACACGCCGCGGTTAAATCGGTCGTGCTGGATAAGTCAACGCCACCAATCGCATATTTAGGACGAAGAACAGACATATCAAATATTTCTGTATTGTTCAATTGCTCGAATGTGAGCCATGCTTCGCTTGTCGTCTCGCGCACGTTGAAGTCTTTTGTAAGTAAGTTCTTTACTAGAAGAGGATTCGCTTTTGCTTTTTCTACTTTCCGTTTCAACTCGTCGAATTTTTTGATTGTCCCTATTCCTGGATTGGCTTTCTTCCAGCATTTCTCGTCGGTCCATTCTTCACGGTTATCTAACTCATAGATGATTGGGAGAACCCGCTCGTCTTTGTATCCATCCGGGTCATCATAACCGTTTATGATACGTTCTGCTTCGTCGTATTTAATGTCAAAAATCCCTTCGCGAACTGTTCCAGCTGTTGTTGTAATGACAGTAAGTGGTTGCTCTCTTGCGCTCATTCCGTCCACGATAACGTCATATAAGTTCTTGTCCTCAATCGCGTGTAACTCGTCAATTAACGCACAATGCACGTTTAGACCGTCTAGCGTGTTCGAATCACTGGATAAAGGTTTGAATGAACCATCATTGAATCCGCTAACCAATTCAGCGACCAGCGTTTTCACTCGTTTCCGCAATGCCGGCGATTTTTTGACCATCCGTTTTGCTTCTGACCATATGATTTTTGCTTGGTCTTTTTTGGTCGCTGCACTTACAACTTCCGGGCCTGCTTCACCATCAGCAACAAGCATATACAATGCAATCGCCGAACCTAATGCCGACTTCCCGTTTTTCCGCGCGACAATCAGTATCAATTCCCGGTATTTTCTTGTGCCATCGATTTTATGAACGAATCCGAATGTTGCAGCAACCAACGCTTTTTGCCATAACTCCAAGATGAACGGTTTGCCGCCCGTTTTCCCTTTGGAGTGTTTGCAAAAGTTTTCTATAAACTCGATCGCGTGGTTGGCTCGTTTTGGATTGTATTCCCATTCGCTATCCTTATCGAATATGTCTTGCACTAACTTTTTGTAGACGCGCCGTACTTTATCCGATACGACTTCCTCACCACTTTGGATTTTCTCCCAATACTCTAAAATCGGATTGTAATCTAACGGGTATCTAATCACGTTCATTCACGAATGACTCAAAACCATCATCCTCTTCCTTCGGCTCTTCTTTCGGCAGTAAATCGGACAACTGCTTAATGATACTTTGGTAGTTTTTATTCATAGTATTGTACAAACGTGCCACCGGCCGTTCCCGTTCATATGGTTCTGTCTTTTCAGACTGCGTGAACATCTCAACAAAGCCGTTTTCGTCCAGGTCTTTTTCCATGTCCTCAAGTGTTACACGCATATAAGCAGCGCGCCGAATTAGTCCATCAACAATCTGCATTTTATCTTTCGGTAATTCTTTGTAACTTTTTCTTAATCGCTTTTCTTCCCGTGAAATCCGTTCTTCTTTCGTCAATTCCTTTTTTCTCGCCATAAAATCACCTTCCTTTCCTGCCTATTTTTAGGGAGGGGGTCATGCGCGAGGCCTGTGTGTTACGTGAAGC